GCTTGTAACTGTCATAACAAGATTCGTGATGTCGATTGAAAAACTATCGCTTAATGAGGATGCAATCAATCAAATAAATTATTCGTGGGATAAATTTATGGTAGACGTAAAACGTCCAGAAAAACGCGGGCGCCGCAAGGACGTTAAAAATTAAAACCAAAGTAGGAAAACGTAGTCTGTTTGAAGAACAGATAGCGAAACAACTGGTACTCAATAATATAAAATTTGAGTATGAAGATAGAACCAGGGTTATACTTTATGTGGTGCCGGAGTCTTCACACAAATATCTACCAGATTTTATATTATCGAATGGTATATATATTGAAGCTAAGGGGTTGTTTAACAGAGCTGATCGGCAAAAACATATACTTATTAGAAAGCAATATCCAGAGATCGATTTGCGATTCGTATTTCAAAACATGAAAAATAAAATAAGTAAGCAGTCGAAGACAACATATGCTGACTGGTGCGTTAAAAATGGTTTTAAGTTCGCGAACCAAAGAATACCTGTTGCTTGGATTCAGGAAAACCATACTTATAATAGGAGCAATTTATGATGATTACGAAACGGATTATGAAACGGCTTTCTAATTTAGAGACAGAGAAGTTTACTCCCGTCCTTTGGCGACTAAAACAGACGCTTAGATATGAAATGACAAGAACTTTTGTTTCGGAAACTAACTTAGGAATTACGTGGACTAAACAGACAAATGGTAAATGGGAAGCTTCTGAAACTACTAATCTTACTGTGCCAGAAGGGTTTATAACAGACGGCGTTAGCAGCCCAAGGTCTCTTGCTTGGGTTTGTTCTCCTATGGGAGGGAGATACGCAGAGGCTGCTGTTCTTCATGATTATCTATATTCACCTATGTGCGAGCGGTCGCTTTCTAGAAAACAGTGTGATAAATATTTTTACGGTGCGATGCTGGCTGACGGAGTTGGCTCAGTAAAAGCATGGGCAATGTATCTTTCGGTACGTTTTTTTGGAGGGAAGTTTTTTAAACGTTCGTTATATGGGAAATAATAAATGTTAAAAATTAAAGAGTTACTTACAAACTTTGATCCTGGTATGTCAAACTATCAGAAAGATAACTTCGTTACGCTAAAGAATGGGGTTACGACTTATGGTAAGTATAAACAGGCACTTAGAGAATTGTACGGGCGCGTAGAATCAGTTGAACAGATGATTTTTGCTATGAAGAAACAAAAACTGGTAGTTAAAAAAGCGCGTTGGTATAGCGATTATTCACAATGGCTTCCTTTGCCAAAGGGAATGGAAGAAGTGGATAGCGACCATTATAAAGTGAGCGACCATTATAAAGTGAGCGAGTATATTAATAATAGGATTGATATGCACGAACTAAAATTCGAAGAGGCTCAGTTTTATTATGATAAGATGAAACTTCGGGTGCCGGTACAGATAGAAGACTTACTTCGATTCTATTCCCAGGCAATAGTTCTGCACGATATGATTCTTACTGACTATACCTGCTCTTTAATCTCTAAAGAGCTACAAGAGAAGCTTGAGAAGAAAGAGTGGTATATCAGAGCAAAGCTTTTGGCAACTACTGATATAGAATATAACAAGATGATTACACCTGCCACCATAGAACAGATTGAGAGCTTGGATAGATCTTCTTGTAAGGAGATCTATGATTTTTTGGTGGATAGTCGATCATCTTGTAACGAAGTTAGTTTAAGTTTAAAATGGAAATCTGACTACCACGATTATAATGATCTGATATTCAAAGGATTTGACACTAAAGTTGAAGCCGTGTTATGTAAACTTTCAGATATTAAAACGATAGAAGACTTAAAACAAATAGGTTTTACGACAGATAATGGCTTACGATTGGAATAAAAACGAATTAAGTGATGAAGTAGAGATAGAAATATATGAGATGCTAAGTATGGGGCTTCCGTTGAAGGACGTCTTGATTTTAAACGGGTGCTCTATGATTGAATTTAATGAGCGTCAGGTCAAGAACCCTGTATTTAAACGTCATATAGAGAAGGCTGAGAGCCAGTTTCACTGGAATCTATGGCGTGAGTTCGTGTCGTATTCTAAAGAAAATCCAGGGAAAGCAATGGAACTGTTACGGATTAAGTTTCCGGATGTATATATTGCTGTGTCTTCTAAAGGAACGGTATCATCTGCTGAGGACTTTCTATCAATTGTAGCTGCGAGAGCAGAAGAAAAGGGAATTATCTTATAAATGTTATCAGGGATGCGTGTTTCATTTGTGAATAAAAAGGATAATATTAATATAGTTGTCTACTTGTTATCTCAGGGCGTTGATTTGTATCATGCAATTGATATTGTAGGTTGGGATGCAGAATACTATAGCAATTTACTAAAGACTAACTCAAAGTTTAAACTTAGTGTGTTTGTCCAGTTGTTACGGCGTGATTACACTCTAAAGAGAGTTTGTGCCGGTATTGGTATGACGATGTCTACTTTTTATGACTGGGTTAAAGGAGATGATGACGTTAGATATCATATAATCAACGAGCAGGATAAGCTAATTCAAAAGTTTAGAGATGGCGAGTACGAACCAAAATACTATAGAGATTACACAAAGAATAAAAAAGCTGACGAGGAAGCTGCAGCTTTGAAATCTGAGGCAGCATTAACGTAGCAGAGGACATAGTAGACTATGTTCTGAGGTGGAGAAAGGATATATCTCTGTTCGCAGAAGAGTTTTTACAGATAACACCGACGCCTCAGCAGTCAGAATTTTTTAAATTTGTAGTTAGCTACCAGAGGATTGCGTGTAAGTCCGGACACGGCACTGGGAAGTCTACCGGCTTGGCGGTAGTCATCTGGTGGTTTCTTATTTGTTTTCCTCGCGCTCAGTGTCCTTGTACGGCGCCATCAGCCGAACAGCTAAAGAACGTACTTTGGGATCGGTTAAGGGCTATCTGGACAAATCTTCCTCCTGAGATTAAAGACCAGTGGGTCATCACCTCCGCTAAAGTGGAGAACGTGATAACAAAGAACTCGTTCGCAATCGCACGTACCGCTCGTGTTGAGAACCCTGATGCTTTGCAGGGGTTTCACAGTGATAATCTGCTGATATGTGCTGATGAGGCTTCCGGTATATCAGATCAAATCTTCATGCCTATTATGGGCGCCCTTACGGGTGAGCACAACAAGATCATATTGATCGGAAACCCTACTCGCGTGACAGGGTTTTTCGCTGAATGCTTCGCACAAGACTCAGGCTGGGCTCAGATGACGCTTAACGCTGAGGAGTCTAAGCTTGTAACTAAATATCAGATCAACTATTGGAAAGACAAGTACGGTGTATCGAGCGATGAGTATCGTATACGGGTACTTGGAGACTTTCCTATGTCAGACTCTTCCGCTCTGTTCAGTCTGGAAGATATAGACTATGCAATGGACTCATCTATCACCCCGGACGATCCGGTAGTGTGGGGTGTTGACGTTGGTGGGTTTGGCGGGGATGCTTCTGTAATCGCTAAGAGGTTCGGCAACTGTATCACTGAGATTAAGGAGACGTTCAACCGCAGAAGCACTGAGGTTGCCTACTGGGTAGCGAAAGAATATAAGAAGACTACCGAGAAAGAGCGCCCGTTGATCATATTTGTTGACGTGATTGGTATTGGAGACGGGGTGTTCTCCAGACTGCGGGAGATTGGTCTCCCAGTACGAGAGGTTATCAGTCATGCGAACGCATTCGAGCCTGCAAAATACGTCAACGTTCGTACTGAGATGTTTATGAGGCTGAAGGATGCTGTAGAAAGCCGATTGCTTAAGCTTCCTAGAGATGGTAAGCTTCGCAAACAGTTAATGACGATTGGTTATATTTACGATAACAAAGGGAGATATCAACTATTGTCTAAGCACAAGAAGGTAATAGGGTCTGACCGAGTGTTCGGAGGTAAGAGCCCTGATATTGCTGATGCAATCGCATTCACATTCGTAGAAGATATTTACTGTTACGACCCAGGCAACATCTACGGCCGTCATCATTTAAGGCAGGACAACTACCTAACCCCTAATCCATTTGATAATATATATGAGCTATAACCCAAGTAATAATAAAGACGACTCGACCGGCCGCGAGAAGATGAAGAAGGTAGCGCGGCAACTGAACGAAGTGGTCGCTAAGCTTCAGGCATATAGACGACCTTACGAAGCAACCTGGCAGTTAATATGCGACTATATATACCCTTCGATGGGTACGTTCACGACTAAGAGAACACCAGGTGAGATGGCCACGGGCAGTAAGGTTGATTCATACCCTACGCACGCTTGTGATATGCTGGCCAGTTGGCTTCAAACTATCCTGACGAACTCAGCTACTAACTGGTTTTTGCTGAAGATGTACGGGGACGACAGCAACAAAAACTATGAAACAGAGGAATGGTTGGATAAGACAGACCAGGTCTTTAGGACAATGATCAATGACAGCAACTTGGACGTTGGTTTGTTCGATGCTTACCGGACTGTTGCGGCTCTTGGTACTGCATGCTTATACTGTTCTGCAAAGAAAGACTCTCCCCTATCGTACCAGACAATTCATTTGAACGAGATATTCTTAAGAAACACATATGACAGCGTGATTGACTCTGTCTTTAGGATTTACACTGTTACTAAGCGTGAAGCTGCTAACTTCTTTGGGATAGACAAGCTGTCCCGGGGGGTTAAGATGGATCTTAAAGGGCATAGAAAGGATACTGCCGAGGAAGAGATCACTCTTGTTCACGCGGTAGTGCCTATCTCTGAGTTTAAAGACTTACCAAACGTCAACCCTAAGCATAAATACCGTTCTATTTATATGGAAAAAGATACTGAACACATTATAGATGTAGGGGGGTTCTTCGAACTGCCGTACATCGTGTTCCGATGGAGCGTTGAGCCTGGTCGAGTGTACGGTGTTGGTCCTGGATGGACCGCATTGGCTGATATTAAGATGCTGAACCGTATGAAGGCCACTCTAATACGCGCAGCAGAGAAAGCTGCTGATCCTCCCTATGGCGTCCCGGAAGGAAAGTTCTCAGGGGTAATAAAGATGAACCCAGGCGGGATTCTTTTTATGAGGAAGGGATCTGATGCTTTGGAACCGTTGTTCCAGTCTTCTAACCTTTCGGTATCTCATGACATGGTGGAAGCACAAAAGTCTCAGATAGGCGAGATATTCTTCCAGGATCAGTTGAGGATGCTAAACAAAAGTCAGATGACGGCTACTGAGGTGTTAGAGCGGTCAGAAGAGAAGATGAGGCTGTTATCGCCTATACGGGGACGGTTTGAGATAGAACTGCTGCAACCTCTAGTTGAAAGGTCATTTCATTTATTAAATAGAAAGGGGTACCTCCCTAAACCTCCCCCGAATGCGACCCAGAACGGGTTAACGATTGATTACCAATCGCCTATACATAAAGCACAGAAGATCGATTCACTGGTAGGTTTGCAGAAGATGATTCAGATTGTCCAGCCTTACTTACAGTTAGATCAACAGGCGTCGTTGTTATTTAAAGGGGACGAGATTATAAGATTGGTAGCTGATATCCTTAATGTTCCTGTTAAAACCTTGAGAAGCGACTTTGAAGTACAGCAGAAACTTGAAGAGATGCAGAAACAGCAAGAGCAGCAGCAGCAGATGGAAGCACAGAAAGTCCAGGCCGAGGTAGGTCAGATGGCAGCCAGTGCTGAATTAGACAATGCAAGAGCGCAGCAGGCTAAAATCCCTGGAGGATAATGGAATACTCAACAATAGTAGACGAGAATGGCGACGATTTTTATAAGCTGGTAGAGATTTATAAGAACGTATTCGATAACCAAGACGGAGCCGTAGTCCTCAATCATTTGAGGGGGCTTGTTGGTTACGATGATTACAACTTTAGACACGGTATGGTCTCGCACGAGCTGTACTATCGGGAAGGCATGAGGTCAGTAGTGGTAAATATTCTTTCAATCTTAAAAACAAACACAAAAGATGTAATGCAACGACAACAGGGAGTGTAGTATATGGCAGATTTAAACAGCATTCAATTTGATACCGGCGAAAATACGTACGGGGAAGACTCTGCAACAGGTTCAAACCCGGAAGGACCAGTACAGGGCGGTATTATTAGGCCCGAGGGTATCGATAACGGGGAACATTCTGATCAGTTCAGGCAATCTTCGGAGAACAATTTTATCCCTAACCCGCAGGATAGTTTCAAGCAGGGGACACCGTTGCCTGAACAGTTATCAGACTCTGCGGTTAGCCAGTTCTCCAGCGTTGAAGACCTGGCTAATGCTTATCTGCAGCAGACTACGCCTCCGGAGCAATACAGCTGGAATCCTCCGGTTCATGTTGACGTTGACCCTGTACAGGATCAGGCGTTTCAGGACTTATCTAAGCGTATTGGGTTGTCACAGGATCAGTATAACGAGATCCAGAACTATGCGTTAGGCATATTTAATAACTCTGGCGGGCCTCAGAACGAACAGGGGCAACAGCCTCAGTTTCAGCCGGACCCTTACCAGCAGGATCAGTACCAGCACGAACAGCAGTACCAGCAGCAACAGCCTCAGATGAACGATCAAATGCTGCAACAGCAGCAGAATATGCAGTACCAGCAACAGCAGCAAGAACAGCAGTACCAGCAGGATCAACGGGAATCGTACCATGCCCAGCAGGTTTTGCAGGCAGCGTGGGGTGATGATCTTGAGCGTAATTTAGAACTCGCTCAGGTTGGTGTAACACAAGTCTACGGCCCCGAGGGTGTTCAGATAGCAGAACAGCAGGGTATGGGAAATGACCCTGAGTTTATAAAAAGAATGGCTGCGTTAGGTGAACGGGCTACCCAGGAACATTATCTGCATGGCCAAGAGCAGCAGCAGGCTACCACCCAGTCTATTAGGGGGGAGATAAATAAGCTCATGAACGGCGGTAGGAATTCTGCCTACCATGACCCTATGCACGCAGATCATAACAACGCCGTGAACTATGTACGGCAGCTTTACGAGAAACTATACTAAAACAACAAAAGATAACAAGGTGATATAGATGGCAAGTACAATACCTATGGCGATGGTCGAACAGTTTTCCGCCAACGTATTTCTTCAAACACAGCAGGAAGAGACTATCCTTCGACCGACTGTTTACACAGAGTCGGTTAAGGGTATGAGTAAATATGTAGATTCAATTGGCAGGGTTGCGCGTCCGGTTAAAGTAACAACTCGACACGCCCCGACTCCGATTGTAGCTACACCGCACGAAAGACGGCAGTTATCGCTGGAGTTTTATTCTCATGGCGACATGATCGATGAGATCGATAAGGTTCGTATGCTGTACGATCCTACATCGATTTACGTTAAGGCGTTCTCTGCAATATTCGGTACTGAGATTGATAGGATAATTTTGGATCAGATTGTCGGTACTGCCAGGATAGGGCAGAAGGGTGAGAGTACTAAGGAGCTGCCTGATAAACAGAAGATTGACGCGGTCGCGGCTTTTACTGTAGCAGAACTCCGAGCGATTAAACAGGTTTTCGACTGGAATAATGTCAAAGAAAAAGAAAAGAAATACCTTTGTATTTCTCCTGATGAGGTTGCAAAATTATTAGCAGATACAGAGCTTACAAGTTCCGATTACAACACCGTAAAAGCTTTGGTAGACGGTAAGGTAGACACCTTCATGGGGTTCACCTTCGTTAAGTCCACGGTTATCCCTACGCACGTTGTGGGTGGCGTAACAAAAAGAAAGTGTGTGGCTTATACGTCAGATGCTTTTAGGCTTGGCATCGGGATAAATCCGACCATTCGTATCACTGAGAACCCGAACTATTCTTATGGAGTCCAGGTGTTTATGAGGATGGGGCTGGGTGGTGTTCGTGTTGAGGATAGAAAAGTTGTGCAGGTTGACTGCAACGTATAAAGGAGAATAAATAATGACGGCAATTGTGATAGACAGCAACGTCAAATCAGTCCGCGCTAAAGAGTTCGTGGCGAATGATAAGACGTTTGCACGCACTGGCAACATGATAGAAACTGGTCCTACTTCTCATACTATATGTGATGTGGTGAATTTACAGGGGAACTCGGTGGCTATCGAAAATTATATACTTTTATCTCCGTTTCCCAATTCTTTAAGCTATTACTGTAGAAAAGTCACAGTAAATAAAATGATAGCCTTTACAGGTACTAGCAAAGTAAGCTTGGTCTATTTACCATTAGGTATTGATACACCCGATGATGGTGTTAAAACAGTTATCTCTTCGACTGTTTTTAATGGAGGTAGCATCGGCACTCCAATCGTTAATGCTACAATGGAACCTCCATTAGCGTATACTACTATATATACAACAGGGAATTCTCCTATCGGATATGTTGTTGCAAAAGACCCTGGTATAGTAGGGACAAATATATCTTTAAAAATTGTTTTGGGTACTGCAACTACTCCTGTTATTTCATCTGTATATATAG